CCGCGCGACCGGGCGCCTGGCGCTCATGCCCGTCCGCGTGCAAGAGCAGTTCTATGCCGAGGTCGAAGAGCAGTATCGAGGCCTGCTCGACTACCTCAACAAGACGAACCAGAACGAGCTCGAGCCGCGCACCTTCGACCTCGACGCGAAGGAAACCAAGTCGCAAGTGCTGTTTGAGGGCCAGAACCCCGAGAGCCCCTTCGGCGAGGACGCGATCTACAACGAGTATTCGGTTAAGGCGCAGGGCAAGCCCATGACGCCGGTCGAGATCCGCCAGGCGATCAAGGACAACCTCGGCGGCCAGACGCGCGAGGCGCACACCACGGCACTGCTCGGGCCGCTGATGCGCGACTTCACGACGCTGCGAGCCCGCCTCACTGACGAGCAGCAGAAGGTCGCCGATGAGGTCGTGCGCAAGACGACGGCGTTCATCGAGGCGCATCCGATCGGATCGATGTTCCGAGTGGACATCAACGGCGACGTCTACAACGCCATCGTCACCAACATCCGCAGCACGCACAAGGCGGCGGGCAACCCGTACAGCCTGAGCAAGGTGCAGGTCACGATCGCGGTCAATGGCGCGCTGCGCTCGGTCACGGTGCCGGCGACGCAGTTCCAGCGCATCGAGACGAACACGATCGGCGGCCATGGCATCGAAGGCCTGTTCAAGGTCGGCATCCTGAACGACCGCGAGACGGCCAAGATCATCACCGGCAACCTGCTCGGCGCCTATGGCGAGCTCGACGGGACGCGCGGGTCGATCATCAGCTTCACCAAGGCTGACGGCACGACCGAGCAGGGGATCCTCCTGCCGAAGAAGTTCGACCTGAAGGAGAACGTCCGCCAGGACTACCGGCTGAAGTCGGCCGAGGATGCCTTCAAGTTCGTGCGCGAGAGCCAGAACGAGAACATCGAGCGCTTCGGCATCAACTCGCGCGACGGCAACGTGCGCGTGCTGCCGGCTGGCGACGGGATCACGATCCAGGTGCCGAAGTCCAAGGCCAAGGGCGGGCGGTACTTCCTCGACTCCGCGCTGCGGGCGGCGACCGGCGACTTCTACTCGTCGGGCTCGTTCATGCGCGCCACCGTGCGCGACCACGCAAAGGCCGTCGAGGCCCTCGACGTTCTCATGAAGAAGCAGGCGCTCTATGCGCTGCCGAGCATGGCGAACGAGGCTCGATCGATCGTCGGCGACGAGGCCGAGCCGCCGCGGAGCGCGGTCGCGAGCCGCGGCGCGCCAGTCGTGGGCGGCGGGATGGACGCGCAGGCGCTGCGCGCGATGGTCACGCCGATCGTCTCGTCCTGGAAGAACGGCCCGAAGGGCGGCGTCACGGTCGTGCAGACGGCCGATCAGCTTCCGATCGGCGTGCTTCGGTCCGACCCTGACGGTGTCGCAAAGGCGTGGTTCGACCCGGATAGCCAAGCCGTCTACATGGTAGCCAGCCAGATCAAAAACGCTGGTGAGGCACAGTTTGTTCTCTTCCACGAGGTCTACGGCCACTACGGCATGCGTTCCTTGCTCGGCGATGACTACGGCCCGGCAATGATGCGGTTGCGCCTTGCGAACCAACAGATCGCAGCCCGCGCATCGATGTGGTTTACCCGCTACGGCCGTCAGGAAGTGGCAGCACTTGTCGAGGGCGGTATGGATCGCATGGCTGCGGAGCGCCAGGTGCGGCTGCTGTCCACCGAGGAGGCGCTCGCCGACCGCGCTGGCGACGCCGAGCCGCTGAAGGCGTGGCAGTCGGTCGCGGCGGTCATCCAGCGCACGCTGCGCTCGCTGGGCCTTTCCCGGGTGGCCGACTGGATCGAGAACCACACCGAGGCCGAAACCCTGTCGATGCTGGCGCGCGCGCGGCGCAACGTGCAGCAGAGGCCAGGCGAGGCTGGCGCAGCGCGCATGTCGGCCACGCCGGCGGCGGCGAGTCGCGAGATGCCTGTCGCAAGCCGCGGCCTCTCCGCCGGACTGGCCGCCGGCGTCAACAACGCGAAAGAGGTCGCGCTGCCGGCCGGCTACGTGGTCGGCGACTTGTTCAACCGGGAGGGGAAACTCAACTGGTGGCACAAGACCGTCGGGACGATGCACAACCTGGCGGAGCGCAACCCGACATTCAAGCGCGTCTATGACGCGACGCAGAACTTCATCAACGACACGTCGGCCTATGCGACGGAGGCGGCCGACCTCGCGCCACGCATGCTGCCGAAGCTCGAGACCTGGAAGGACATCACGAAAAGCCCGCTGTCCCCGGAGGACACGCAGGCGATCGCCGCCCCGATCTTCGAGGGCACGCTGACTTGGGGCCGCGACGAGAGCGGCAAGCCGGTGCGCATGGCGGACAAGGAAGCCGCCGCCGAGCAGATGGACAGCGAGCAGAAGGCCCGCGAACTCTTCCGCCGGGGCCTCGTGACTGAGCCGGTGCTGAAGATGTGGCAGGGCCTGCCGATCGACCAGTTCGAATCGATCATCAACGGCAAGTACGACCGCGACGTGCTGCGGGCCGGCGTCGTCTGGACCGACGACGAGCTCAAGTCGATGTTCAAGCTCAACGACTCCCAGATCGGCCTGTATCACGAGTTCCGCGAGGCGACCGACCGGAGCCTGAAGAACCTGGCGGTCAGCGACATGCTGCGCTTCGGCGGCAAGGACGTGGCGGCAGTGCGCGACGAGGTGCTGGCGGCGGCCACCGTCGACCGCGCGGCGGAGATTCTGCGCGACCACCTTTTCGAGAGGGCCGATTCTGAGCCGGAACGCGCCGAGGTTCTGAACGACACTGCGAACAAGATGATCGACAAGGGCGACCGAGCGACCGACCTGATGAAGCGTGGCTATGCCCCGCTGTCGCGCTTCGGGCACTACACCCTCGACGTGGTCAACCCGGACGGTGAGCGCGCCTACTTCGGCATGTTCGAGAGCGCGCCGGAGCGCAGCAAGATGGCGCGCGCGATGCGCGTGCAGTATCCGAACGCCACCATCGAGCAGGGCACTGTCTCGGAAGAGGCCTACAAGCTCTTTGCCGGCGTCAGCCCGGAGACGCTCGAACTCTTCGGCGGAATGCTCGGCCTGGAATCCGACGGCACCGCGGCCAGAGACCAAGCCTTCCAGCAGTTCCTGAAGCTCGCTAAGGCGAACCGCTCGGCGATGAAGCGGCTGATCGAGCGCAAGGGCATCGCCGGTTTCAGCGAGGACGCCGGCCGGGTGCTGGCCGGGTTCGTCTACTCGAACGCCCGGCAGACCTCTGTCAACCTGCACGGCCCGGAGATCAGCGAAGCGGTCGCCGACGTCCCGAAGGGGCCCGGCGAGCTGCGCGACGCCGCCGAGCAGTTGCGCCAGTACGTGAGCAACCCGCAGGAGGAGGCCCAGGGGCTGCGCGGCCTGCTTTTCGCGCAGTACCTGGGTGGCTCGGTCGCGTCGGCGATCGTCAACATGACGCAGCCGATCGCCGTGACCTTTCCCTACCTCAGCCAGTATGGCGGGATCACGAAGGCGGCCGCGCAGATGGTCGCGGCGACGAAGGACGCCACGAAGCGGACGACCGGCGACAAGGCGCTCGATGCCGCACTGAAGCACGCCGAGGACGAGGGCATCGTGGCGCCGCAGGAGGTGCACCAGCTCATGGCGCAGGCGCAAGGCCGGGCCGCGCTGAAGTCAGGCGACGGGACGACGGCCGGCAACGCCGCGGCGACCGCGAGCAACGCGCTGTCTCGCCTGTCGCTGGCTTGGGGCAAGGTCTTCGGCGTCGCCGAGCAGTTCAACCGCCGCGTCACGTTCATCGCGGCTTACCGGACGGCGGTCGCGCAAGGGATGGAGAACCCCGCCAAGTTCGCCGCCGACGCCGTCTCCGACACGCAATTCACCTACAACAAGGGCAACAAGCCGAAATGGGCGCGCGGCGCCATCGGCGGCACGCTCTTCACGTTCAAGCAGTACTCGATCAACTATGTCGAGCTCCTGCATCGGATGTGGACGCAGGGCGGGCCCGAGGGCAAGAAGGCGGCGTTGCTCGCGCTGGCGGTGCTCTTCCTGATGAGCGGCGCTGACGGCCTGCCATTCGCGCAGGACGCCGAGGACGTGATCGACGGCGCTATGCAGCGCCTCGGCTACAACTTCTCCGCGAAGCGCGCGCGCCAAGAGTTCTTCGCGAACATGCTTGGAGCAGAAGACGGTGATCTCGCGGATCGAGTCATCGCTCATGGCGTATCTGGCCTGCCGGGTGTGCCGATCGACGTGGCTGGCCGGTTCGGTCTCGGCAATCTGATCCCTGGCACCGGCCTCTTGACGAAGAAGGCGGACCACACGAGCGATGCGATGGAGATCCTCGGCCCGGCCGGAGACTTCGCGCAGCGCGCCGGCCAGGCCGCCGGCCAGCTTCTGACCGGTGATGTCGCGACCGCTGCGAACACCATCGCGCCGACCGCCGCGCGCAACATGGCGAAAGCCTACGACATGGCGAATACCGGCATGTATCGTGACAGCCGCGGCCGCAAGGTCATCGATACCGACGGCTACGATGCATTCGCCAAGGCGATCGGCTTCCAGCCGAACAGCGTCGCGCGCGTGCAGGAGGCGACCGCGCAGACCCAGCAGATGATCGGCCAGGCCAAGCTGCGCGAGACCGAGCTCGCCGACCAGTTGGCCGAGGCGATGTTCGAGCGCGACCCTGAGAAGGTGCAGAGCGCTCGCGACGCAATCGCCCGCTGGAACGAAGACAATCCGACCAGCCCAATCAAGATCGGCGCACCGCAGCTCGCCAAGCGCCTGCGTGCGATGCGCATGAGCAAGACAGACCGGATCGCAAAGACCGCGCCTGCCGAGATCCGTGCGACCGTCAAGCGCGAACTCGCAGGCAGCGCACCATGAATTGGGCCGGCATCTCTGTGTTCCTTGGCTTGGTGGCCCTCGCCGCTGCCGTGGGGCCGATTGGTTTGGCACTTCTGGTCGCTGCCGCAATCTGGCTGGTCCTGAAGGGTTGAACGTCCCGGCCCATTCCGCCACACCCTGCTGGCAGAATGGGCACATGGCGCGTAAGGCTTCGCTGAAGTCGGGTCTCGCTGCCGCCGCGCCCCAAAAAGTGACACCTTTAGACGAAACGGAAAGCAAAACGGCATGGAACCCAATAATGCGCGCGCCCTGTTTGAGGGGGAGGGGGGAAAGTGGTTGGCATTCGAATGTTTGCCAGCTTACCTTATTATATTTATAATATGGCCGTACAACTTGATTTTTGTCCCAAGTAGCCGCGAGCACTTCGGACGTAACTTTGTTCAGGTGTTCTCCGGCGGTGATCTGGTTGCGGCATCAATTTGCTTCCTGATCGCGGCACTTGTTAAGGTGATTCCGAGTGAAAAGGATAGCTCTAGGGATTGGAGAACCGCTGGAATTGTGTTGGGGACACTTCTTATACTTCTGTTTCTTTATGTTGGCATGAGGGCACACCCGATTGAATTCAATCCTGGTTCGGTCGATTCGTTTCCTGAGAATTCAATTCTATTTTGCTTGTTCGGATGGTTGGGCGCTGCACTTACATCCGCCTTCTTATATTCAGTCCATCGGAAGACGATATGAGTTTATCTTCGTTTCTGGTCTTTGGATGTGTTTGGTGCGCGGTTTGGTCTGCATATATAGTTGCGCGCTCCGTGCTCGTACAGAGGCGTCGGGCTTTGGCACATGCAAGAGTTAAGCCGACGCAGATGGACGTACCGAAGAGCGAGTTGAATGCGCCCCTTCCGCGCCTGGATCCGGCTTGGAACGAGGGGGGGTTGGCTTATTTCGGGGCGGTATCGAAGTTGGTGCAAAGCGACTTTGCGCGGGTTTCGCCAGCGAATCGCCCAACTTTTAGACCGGTCGAGCTTGAACGGCTACCGTTTCCCGGCAAGATCGCAAATACTCCTATTGGACTGAAGCCTGCCTTGGTAGCGTAGCAAAATGGAACAATCGAGCTTTATTCAAAGGGCCGCCACTAGTAGGCAGCTTGAGGTTGCAATGGCCGTAAAGGATGCCTTGGACTTTCAGGGGCTTCGATACAGATCGTCGGAAGATGGCACGTGGTTCAACCTAACTTTTGAAGGCAACAGGTATCTGATCGATTGCTCGATCTACGCGGGAGACACATACGTCGTGGCGATCGCCAAGCTTCCCATTATAATAAGCGACAATCGGAAGCTGGCTGTACTGTCGGTGCTTAACGATTTGTCGGCATCGAGCCCCCATTGCAGTTACGAAATATACCCAAATACAAAGAATGTGCAGGCAAAAGTCGGGCTGCTTATTCCTCCTGACCCGGACAGGGGCAGTATTTTGATGGCTCTTAATATTGCTTTTACCGGAGCCGAGACTGCGGCAGCGTCGGTTGAGTCAGCATTGAAATCGGAAATTTGAATGCGAACTTCGATGGCGGCGACCTGCGCTCCCGCTGAGGGGGCCATCGGCATCGTTGTCCTCCGGTGGGCGATCTCGCGCGGATAGCCTCGCCGAAGGGTTGAAATCTCGCGTTCCTCGGCTCGAATGACCCGGTGCATATGACCGGAGCGAGCCGTGGCGAGATGGAGAGTTGACCGAGCCGGCCCGCAGTGGCTTCTCGACCCGGAGGGTCGGCTCGCGGGGTACGTCGACATCCGCGGGAACGTCTACCCGATCCCGCAGGTCGCGCCGATCGGGGCGATCGCGCTCTTGGGCGACGATCCGGTGCAGGCGCTGACGGACGACGAGATCGACCAGGTGCGCGGCGCGCTCGGCGGCATCGGTGCGACGGGCGGGATCATTGGCAGTCCCGACGGCAACGGCAACGTCATTTTCAGCCTCGACCCGGCGACCGACGGCGGGGTGCGCGACCTGAGCTACCGCAAGGCCTGGCCGCGCGGCCGCCAGGACACGATCGCCAACGTGCAATGGGGAACGGGCGTCGGGGCGAACTCCACGCCGACGGCGACGAGCATCGCCGGCACGGACATGGACTTCGACATCGCGTTCACGACGAGCGCGACGCCGGCCAGCCAGCAAGCCATCGTCTTCGTCCCCTGGTCCGGGGGGAACGGCATGTTCACCGTCGCGCCGCTGGTCGACGTCGTGTCACAGAGCCGCACGGTCGCTACGCCGCTGCAGGCCACCCAGGGCGGCATCGTGCTGGCGCAGGGCGGCACGAACGGCATCACGATCTCCAGCGGCACGGTGGCGCTCAGCGCGTCGACGGCCTACAAGTTGCGCATCCACGTGTACCCGCAGGGCGCGTGATGCAGATCTTCCCGACCCTGAAGCAGTTCATCGGGAGCAGCGCCGGCGGCAACGAGCTGCTCCTCGCGCAGCAGATCACGGTCGGGGGCGTGACCTACCCGCACAAGATCGACATGTATACGCCGTCGGGGCCGATCAAGATGGTCTTGGTGCTCTTTCCCGGCGCGGGCAGCACGAGCTGGCGGCACGCCGCGCTCATGAAGATCACGAACGGCTCGGGCGGCATGCCGACGATGGCGAACACCTCGTGGGGCGCCCTGCAGTACCTGCAATGCGCCGTGTGGGTGATCCAGAACTTCGCTTGCGACGGTGTCTTCGACCCGGACTACAACCCGCGGTCCGTGCGCGCGATCACCTCGGACGGCCGCCTCGTCGGGAGCTGGAACAACGGCATCATGTACAGCGGGCACACCGCGGCCGGCGACACCGCGATGTGCGCGGCGCTCCCCACCGCGGTGGCGGCGAAATACGACAGCGTGATTGTCGGCCACGTGGGGCACAGCAATGGCGCGATGTTCGGCCAGGACCGCTACTACCACCACGCGACGAACACCTACGACTTCTACAGCTTCGCGTCCGGGCCGCCGGCGCTGGCTCTCTCGACCGCGACCATCACGAACACCGTCTGGAAGCCGACCATTGCGTTTCAGAGCGCAATGGACGACGTCATCGGCGTCGTGCAGAGCGGCGGTGTGGACGTGCCGGTCTACACGCAACCGATCGACAAGTTCAGCGTGGCCGATGTGAAGTGGCCCACGTCGATCGCGCCGCCTGGCGATCAGAACGTCGGAGAAACGCAGTGGTGGGGCGTCAAGCAGGCGTTTCAGGACCGCGTGAACCGGCGCAACGCCTCGAAGGGCCTCAACCCGGAGAGCATGGGCGCCGGCGTCACGACCCCGGCCAAGATCGGTACGAAGACGATCTACACGTGCTCGGCCAGCGCCAACAACCCGCAAGGCGCGAACCAGCTCTATGTCTGCTCCGCCGGCAATCACGGCGTCGACGACCTGCAGGCCGCCCTCGGCCAGCCGCTGCTGTACCTGATCGCAGCATTCGGCTACGCGAACGCCCAAGGGTAGGGCGCGCGCCTCGCCAAAGGGTTGAATTCCAGCAAACGCCCTGTGCAATGGCTCGGGAAGCCATTCACAGGAGCGGGTAGTGGCAAAGTGGAAGGTCGACCGGAACGGTCCTCAATGGATGCTGAACCCCGACGGGGAGTGCGTCGGTTACGTCGATAGCCGCGGCAGGTTTCACGCTCTGCCGCAGATCGATGCGCCGAGCGGGTTCGAAGGCTACGACGACCCCGTGCAGTCAGCGGCGGTTCTCTCGGTATCGACCATCGCCGCCTCCTCGAGGCCGCTCGGGGTTGTCGACATCTCGGCCATTGCTTCCGACTCTATCCCGCCGTCGGGCCAAGGAGTGCCGGTGGCTGTGGCTGCGGTGCCGCAGACGGACGTCGGCGATGCGGTTCGCGCCGGGCTTCAAGCCTGGCTGGATCGCTCCGTCACGAACCTCAAGGTTGGCGTCATCGGTCTGCCTGCGCCTGCGTCCTTTCAGACCAAGGGGTCGGTCTACATCGGCAGCGATACCGCGCTCGTCGGTGGCAATGGCTCGACGTTCGGCAACTCGACGTTTATCACCCCGCAGGGTGCCTATGCGGCCATTTCCAGCAGCCACATGCAGGTCGGCGGCTCCGACGCCATCAGATGCTTGATCCAGGGCATCGCGATCAACTCGACGAACACCGCGGGTTCGGGCGCCTTTCCTGTCGACCTCTACCGACAGTTCTTCACGGAGGTCCGGAACGTCACTGTCGACCCGCTCGTTCAGAACCGAGACGTCAATGGCCTGCGCATTGTCGACAGCGACTCGGTGCGCTTCTACGACTTTCGATGCACTCACGGCCACGGGCAGCCGTTGGCGATCGGCTGTGGGTCGCAGAACATCACCTTCTTCGGCGGGAATTTCGAAGACGACACCGGAGCGACCCGCACGAGCTCGATCAGCGCGTACTCCAACCAGGGAAATGCGAACGCGCAGTGGGCGTTTCAGAAGATGGGGCAAGTCGTCTTCTACGGCACCCAGTTCGAGAACGCCGGCCCAATCGTCGTGGACATGGACGGCGTGTCGTTCAACGGGAATGGCGCCACCGGCACGCAACTGATCTTGGGGCCGTCGTCGCACAAGTGCGAGATCAGCAACTGGCAGTCTTCTGACCAGCAGATTTTCGTGCTGGGCGTGAACAACACGCTGCGCGCGATCGACTCGCTGAACATGCTGTTCCGTGGTTCGTACACCATCGGCCAGAACACGGACATGGCGCACGCGCGTAACTCGGGCCTTGGTGATCCCAGCAACAGCGTGAACCTGCCCGGAGGCGTCGAATGGGTCGTCATGCCGCGCCTGTACCCGGCGACGTCGGCGGCAGTCACCCTCTCCGGGGCCGGATCGGTGCCTGGCGACAACCAACACTTCGCCGTTGAAGCCGCCACGGTCACCCTCAAGAACACTGCGGGCACCGCGCTGAATGCCGTGGCGCTCCCGTCGCGCGACCTGCGCACACCGAACAGCGGCGACACCGCGTCCACCAATCGCCGTGACAGCGTTACGCTGAAGGCGTTGGTCATGGCGCCGGCCGGCGATCGGGTCGTGATCTCGCCGTCCCAGGTTGGCGGCACCGTCGCGTTTGACGTGCACGCATGGCGAAACCAAATTGCGAACGGCCTCCTGGCCGGCGCAACTGGCACCACGCCTCCTACCGGTTGGCAGGCATCCACCGTCAACGGCGTGACTTTCGCGGCGGGCACGTTGACCGGCTTCACGGCGATCTCCGGTACCGCGGTGTCACTCGAACAGGTCGGCGCTCTCCGCCCTGGCCGCACTTACCTCGTCGAGGCCCTGGTGAAGACGGGCAGCACGATGCAGCTTGTCATGGGGCGTGCACACCTCGGGGCGTCCGGCCGTCGCAGCGCGTACTGCGCAGTCAAGGCCGGTGTGGACCCTCTCTACCCGGGGGCAACGCTGCTGCAGTGCCTCTACACCGTCGGGTCGCGACTGGAAGACACGTACGTCGGCCTGGGTGCGCCCGGCGCATGGTCCGGCGAGGTCGCGGGTGTGTGGGCGATCGATCTTGACGCGACAGGCCGCCTCTGGACAAACGGCCCGCCGCTGTCGGGCAACTTCGAGGCCGGTGCCGAGGCATGGGAGGTCTTCCCCGACCAGATGGGCTTCGCGCGGTGGGGGTGCGTCGCGCGCGGTGGTCCGGGTACCTGGGTGGGCGTGGACCCGATCGACAAGCGTGAGGCGGTCTCTCCGACGACGACCTATGTGCCCGATCCCCGCACGGGCGTGCGGAAGGCGATCACCGTCTCCGGCAATCTCGCGATCAGTGCGCCGGCGGTCACCTCCGGGCTTGCGCTGCGCGATGGCGACCGCCTGACCCTTGAATTCAAGGCGACGGCCAGCGCGACGCTTACGTTCGCGACCGGTGCGGGCGGCTTTGCGGGGCAGGGGAGTTCTGTTGCCGCGACGAACGGACAGTTCGGGGCCGTCTCCTTCAGGTACGACCTCGCGAACACCAAATGGATTGCGCAGGGCGCGCTTGGCTGGAACTGATCGATGGATTTCTCCGACTTGACCAAAGCGTTGCCCGGCGGTGCCGGCGCGCTGGTGTCGACGCTTTTCTTCCGCGATCCTTGGCCGCGCCGCATCGCGCTGTTCGTCTCTGGCTCGATGCTCTCGCTGTTCGGTACGGCGTGGACAACGAAGGTCACCGGGCTCGACACCGGGTTCGCCGGCTTCCTGCTCGGCCTATTCGGCATGGCCTTCATCTCCAGGGTGTTCGAAGCGTGGGAAGCGCTCGAGCTGACTTCGATCGTGCGCGACGCGCTCCGTGCGGCGCTGCGCCTGCCGCCGAAGGAGCAATGACCATGTGGTTCGTCAGCGTGGTTTCCCTCTGCCTCGTCTTCGTGCTCTGCGTGCTCGGCACGTTCCACGGCGCGTTCAAGGACAACGTACTGCAGCGCGGCGGAATGATGGTTCTCGGCATCGCGTCGGCCGGCCGGGTGGTCTACCTGTGGCACGTGCAGCGGACGGTCGATCCCGCATGGACGGCGCTGCACATCGGGATCGCGATCTTCGTCTTCGGCACCGCGCAGCAGGTCGTGATCGCACACGGGCGCGAGCGCGGATGGCGCGCGATCGTGCGCTTCGACCGCTGGCTCTGGAAGCGAAAGACAGGGCCGGGCGAGTTCGATGACCGACCACACCACCACGTGAGGCGCTGACCATGCAAACCGGACCCGACGGCATCAAGCTCATCCAGCACTTCGAGTCGTGCAGCCTGATCGCCTACCCTGACCCGCAGACCGGTGGGTTGCCCTGGACGATCGGCTGGGGCGACACCGGCCGTGACGTCGTGCCCGGCATGACGATCACGCGGGCGGAAGCCGACCGACGCTTCGCCGCGCGTCTGGCCGACGAGTTCGAGCCGATGGTCAATGCCGCGGTGCAGGTCGAGCTGACGCAGCGCCAGTTCGACGCGCTCGTCTCGATCGTCTACAACGTCGGCCCGGGCGGGCCGCGCAAGAGCGGGATCATCCGCCTGCAGAACGGCTACCCGTCGACGCTGCTCCGCGAGGTCAACGACGGCGACTTCAGGCGGGCCGCCGACGAGTTCATGAAGTGGGTCAGCCCAGGCAGCAACGTCGAGCGCGGGCTGCGTCGGCGCCGCGCGGCCGAGCGGGCGGTCTTCAACGGCATGCCGGCCGACGCCGCGATCGTCATGGCGGAAGCGGAATGAGCTTGCTCGACGACGTTCTGCCGGCCAGCGGTGCCATCAAGCTGCTCGCCGCCGTGGTCGTGGTGGGCGCGATCGCCGCCGAGTACCTCTACCAGCAGCACCAGGTCGACACCGCGCGCGTGGCACTCGCCACCGAGCAGGCGGCCCACCAGCGCGACCTGGCGCTCGCCGCGGCCGCCGCCGCATCGGCCACCGAGGCCGCGCGCGCCGAGGAGCAGCGCCGCGCCGCCGCCGTCAAGGAGATCTCCGATGAATCGATCCGCCAGGCGAGCCAGGCTCGCGACGATGCTGTCTCTGCCGCTGACGCTGCTGGCCGCCTGCGCCAGCGCGCCGCCGCCGCCGCCGCCGGTTGTGGTCGCCCCGCCGGCGATCCCGCCGCTACCGCAGCAGGCCCGGCAGCCAGCGCCCCCGGCGATGTGCTCGCCGACGTGCTCGGCCGGCTTGGCGACACTGCTGGACAGCTTGCTGCCGCAGCCGACCGGGCCCGGATTGCGGGCGCGGCCTGCGAAGCCAGCTACGACGCCCTGACGCCGGCGCGCTGACCATGCTGCGCCAGCAGGAACTCTGCCGCGTCTCAATGCTCCGGTGGTCGCCCGTGCAGTCGGCCGACGAAATGCCACCCTACGACCTGGTGTGCACGCTGGTCTGGCGGTCGCCTACCGAGTTCTGGATCGAGGGCATGCGCGGCGAGGTGCGGCCGGAGTACATCCGCGAGTGGGCCGATTGGCTGCGCGAGCATGGGATCACGAAGGTGTACGCGCACCGGGCGCCGGGGCATCGCCTGCCGCTGTTTCGCGACGTCGGCGAGCACCTCGAGCTATCGGTCGATTCGTGAAGAAGTTCGGATCGTCTCAGGCCTCGGGCTCGCCGAAGCCGTCGGCCATGATCTCGATCGTCTCAGGCAGCACGCCGAGCTGCTGAAGCGCGTCGGAGGCGCGCAACGCCGCGAGGAAGTCTGCCTCGGTCAGGCCATTCCAGGACCGGAACAGCAGGCCGTCGACGCGGTGAAATAGGGGCCTGGCTTCGGGATCTTTCAAAGTTTTCCTCCGTTCGTTCAACGCAAGATCTGGCAGCGCCAGACCTGCACCGTCTCACGCACGCCTTCCGGTACGCTCTCCAGTTCGACGCCGGTCAGCGTTATGGTGTCCCCGTCGATGCTGAGGATGCGCGGATCGAACAGCGGAGCGACGACGTTGCGATCCCATTGCCCGGTGCCGTGTGTGTCGATGAGAGTTGCGATGCGCCGCGGCGGGTTGCCAGACCGATTCGATTCTTCGACGCGCAGCCGCAGTTCTCCGACGAAACTTTCGTCGATCGCGGACTCCTTCAGCCGCACGCCCTTGTCTCTCAGCCGTTTGATCCGACACCGCATCGCTCACGTGGGCTTGGCGCCCTTCGGCAGGGGCCGGGCCGCGTGATAGCGCTGGGCGGCTACTGCCGGGGTCAGTTTCGGATCGTAGGCGCCGAGCGAGATCTGCCTGGCTAGTTTGTCCGGCGTGTGCGGTCGGAGCCGCTGCAGCTCCTTCTGAAACGCCCATGTCCACTCGTCGCGTGTCATCTCCATGGCGCGCGAGCATACCCTCAGCGTTTGCAGCCGAATGAATCCGTGCAACCTGTTTACTTCCGTGCGCTAAGTCCTTGATTCGTATTGCGCGACAATGGTCGTTTTGCCGTTCGAGAACGCTGTGGACAAATGCTCCGAAACCTAGGATTGGCGCGGGATTTGCCTGTGGAGAAGTCCGTTTTGTTCGTCTGCATGGGCAACATCTGCCGTTCGCCGATGGCGATGGCGATCGGGCAGCGCCTGGCCGAGAACGCCGGCGGCGGTGCGTGGAAGTTCGACTCGGCCGGTACGCATGCCGAGCACCATGCGGGCGCGCGGCCGGATCCGCGCGCCAACGCGGTCCTGCGCAAGCATGGTTATGCGGAATGCAAGCATCGCGCGCGGCGCATCGCGACGCGCGACTTCGAGCGCTTCGACCTGATCGTGGCGATGGACCGCGCCAACCTGGCGGAACTCCGCCGCCAGTGCCCGGGCGACCTGGCGCACAAGATACGGCTGCTGCTCGACTTCGTGCCGTCACAGCGCGGCGAGGACGTCCCGGATCCGTACTACGGCAGCGTCGAAGGATTCGAACGGGTCTTCGAGTTGTGCGAGGCCGGTGTCGCGGGTCTGCTGGCGAGCGGTCGGGGCGGCGCGTGATGCGCCAAAAACCCAAACGTCATATGAACGTGATGCGCGCGAGCGTCGTGCGCTGAAGACACCTCTCGAGCAGGCACGAGGCTCACGTGAAGTGATTCACGCGACCCTCGACGGCGTGCCGCCGCAAAACGCCGCGTTGCTAGGGTTGCCACTTAGCATTCCGCTGCTGTTCCAACCGGGCCGTGGCTGGCCCTTAGATGGGGGGTGACGACGTATGCCCGGTTATGGTGTCATGAGACGGGAAGACACCCGTCATCGAACCGTACGGGTGCGCGGCAACAGTGGTGCGTGCATCGCGCGCTCGCCGTCACTTGCCAGGCTGTCAGCCCATTTGCGGGGGGCAGGTGTGGGACGAGGTGGGTGCGCCAGATTGGCGCCGGTGGCACGCCAGCGCCGCGTCCGACGTGAATATTCACAAGGGGTATGTCAGTGCGCGGTCGAGGTGGAGACTCGCCCGCCGTGCATGTGCAGCGGCCGTTTGCCTAGCAAAGCATGCATCCTAGGGGTAGAGCATGCGCGTCTGTTCGAGAAGAATCCTGGTGGTTTTGCGTACGCGATCTATTTTCGGCGTACGGCTGCTCGGGAGGGGTGTCGAAGGAATCGGATCGGTGTCGCGCCGAGCCTGCAGAAGAGGGACTACCACAAAGCCGGAGGCTCTGCCGAGGCTCGGAATCGGGCCAGTGTGGCCGGGCTCCGCCAAGGTGCGGTAATCGGGAAAAGATCATGATTCGGGTTTTCAACCATTACTTTCACCGCCGGACCGTACTGCACATCCTGCTCGACTTCGGCCTCATCGTGGCCATCCTCGGTGCGGTGGTGGTGGTCGAGATGGAACGCTCCCTGTCGCTCGCTCCGCTCGCCGCGACCGGCGGCCTCTCGCTGGCCGCCTGCCTCTTCGTCATCAACACGGCTTCGGGCTTTTATCAGCACGCCCACAACCGGTCGCTGAACCAGTCGTGGGGGGGGGGGGGCGTCGGGGTGGTGGGGTGTCGACCCCACGGCAACGG